CAGGAACATCAATGTCGCTAAACCCACAAACCGAACAGTGCATCCACTCGTTACCATGCTTTTGCTTTTGTCCATCCGCAATCCACCTTCCCGTCTTTGGTTCTGGCTGTGCGGATGGCAAGTCTTTCAGAATCATCTCTCCGCACGGTTCAATAAACGTCCTGCTTAACGCTTTGTCTATCGCATCAATCGCTGCCTGTCGGCTGATTGAATCATTCATCCTGTTCACCTCTCAATAGAACTTCGCTTTCTCCAGATCGGCAGTCGAAAACCATACGCCATCATTGCCGATCTTCCCATGAATACAAATCAGGTCTAGTACATTCTCTCTGAGGAAATTAGCAAAATCATCAAAATCACCTGCGCTGACAAACATCACATCTTCTCCGTCATCCTCTTCTGTGTGGGTGTAGCAAAATGGTCTGTCATCAGACGCAAGCCACTCTCTCACAGCTTTTATATCTTCTTCGTACATTCCTGTTCACCTCTCATATTTGCTCCAACCTTATCATAAAGCCGTTCAAGGAACTTAATTTCTGTAGCCGTGTCTTCATCATATCGCCAATGCTGAGCCGACCGCTTTGACAACAAGCTAAGTGATATACCGTGTTGGAATACCCTTAGTTCTTCCTCGGTGTATCGCTGTCCTGGCTGTGCGGATGGCAAGTCTTTCAACGCATCAATCATCGTATTTGCAGATATTCTTGTTTCTTTCCAGTTTGCCCATGCGACATCATGAAGCCTTTTAACCTCATCAATCGCCGACTGCCGGTCAATCAGATCGCTCATTCCGTCTCCTTTCTCTCTCGCCAATCCGCTCTCTCTTCCCCGTCACACCTGATTCGCGCAACGATACCGGCTGCATTATCGAGTCCCTGTGCCATGCCTTCATGGTACAAATTTCCAGAATACGCTTTTCGGTATGCGTCAGCCGAACGGTGGAGTCTGTCTACTATTTTTTGCTTCTCCTCTTTAGTCATCCTTGTACTCCTTCTCAAGCCATACCGCCGTCCTTGTCACGGCGTAATCGAAATCGTCATACATCTTCTGCATCGGAGTCACGCACTTTCCGTGCTTGTCAACGTACACAAGCAGCTCTGCGAGATCCATGGCTTCCATATCCCTGATGCGGTCGATGTTCCGATAAGTGGATTTGGTTATCTTAAGCGTTCTGTAATTGAGTGTGCATGTCATCCGAAGTTCGCTGTGTGACCTCAGGTATGTCCTGATTCTGCAAGCAAGTTTTCGAGCTTCCTCAGGAGATTCAAGTGTCAGGATAAGGTTTTTCCCCTTATGCCTCTTCAGCTTATCAATGATATCCGCAGACTTTAATCCGTCAGCCTTGAGATTAAATTCATGACTCATTCTTTTTCCCTCCGATAAAGAATGTCAGCAGTAAGCTCCCGATTGCGACTCCAACGATCACCTTCCATGAGATCACCGTGCTTGCCCAAACGAAGAACAGAATCAGCAGCGTAATGATGAATGTTGCTAAGCATGCAAACATTACTCTCCACATAACACAGCCTCCCCGATGCATCGGTTTATCCGTTCCATCTCGATTTCATTGCATTCGCCGATGAGTCTGTCGATGTTTTTCTTCGCGATAAACTGGATCGCTTCGCCCGCTACCGTGGACGCGATGCCGGACGAATAAATCCGAGCGTGAGTGCTTAGATCCAAGCGGTTATCCCCGGGGCGAATCCAGCATACGACCACATTGCTTGAGAATGCGTTGATCTTGTTGTTCGAGACGATCACCGCGCAGTGATACGATTCAGGGTTTCCGTACGCTGAACCTTTGGCGATGACGATGTCACCACGCCTCAGCGTCTGTTGTTGTGTCTCCATTTATTCCCTCCATGATTTTTAATGCACCCTCGATGGATGTGCACCATCCCGCGAGAGCACCTGATCTTTGCATTGCCGAGAGAAAACGGTACTGATCTTCCCTCGGCTTCTGCCCTTTAAGCTTTACCTCTACGAAGAACGCTTTACCGTCTGAGTGTCTGAATCCCCATATGTCAGCCTCTCCGTGATTTCCGATGTTCAGCCGTGTTCCTGTCTTTGTGTAGAACATGCCGACCGTGTGATTCCATGCGTGACATCCGTTACGGTTCAGCGCATCGATGATCTGATTCTGTAGGATTGTTTCTGGGTTCATCCTTCACTACCACCACGTGATATGTCACATTCGTATTCCCTTTGCCTTCGCCATATGCCAAACCCATCCGTTCGAATACCCGCGCTCGCGAGCGACCTTCCACAGATCTTCTACGCTACGGCAGCGACCGACTTCCATGCGCATCTGCTTACGAACCTTCTCAGCTTTCTCTGCTTCCTCTGCGGTGATCTTCTCGATTCGGATCTCTTCCCGCTTCTTCAGTTCCCTCGGATCAGGTTCGTATACATGACCGCAGTACGGACAAACGGGTGCTGTTTGGAACACCTGATAACACTCAGGACACGTTCTCAGCGTGAAGTCTCCGTTCTCGGTGAACAGCTTCCGCTTCGTCAGCTTCTTATTCAGACTCCATTCAACGGGCATGTCGAACAGCGGATTCCGTGTGTAGTTCGCCACGCAGTCGATGATCTTAGCCCGCTTCTCCGGCAGATACCGCATGCACCGCATTCCCTGTTGCCAAAACAATGCAAGTGATTCGGTCGGTCTGAGGAGCAAGCAGCACGTGACATCATCGATGGACACGCCCTCTGAGATGATTCCCACGTTGCACAGGATCTGAAACTTACCGTTTCGGAAGTCATCCATGATGCGCTTCCGCTCATCGGGAGGAGTACTGCCATCGAGTTCCACGGCACTGTATCCTTCCGCTCGGAACATCTCAGCGGTCTCCTTCGCATGTTTAACTGAAACGCAGTAAGCGATGGTCTTCTCGTTTTTTGCGATATCCTCCCATGTCCTAAGAACATCGGAGTAAATCGCCCGATTCGTCATCAGATCTTCGAGATCCTCGATAACGAAATCTCCCATGCGTGACCTGAGGTTCTCTGTGTCTACGACCGGCACGGAGTAGTAATCGTACGGAGCGAGTCGCTGATGGTCGATGAGCCATCTCGCGTCCACACCTTCAACGATGTCATCGTACACATCGCCGAGAGGCTTCCCATCGAGTCTGATCGGGGTCGCGGTGAAACCGATGGTGTATGAGCCGTAAAACTCAAGCACCTTGACCCACGATTTCGCTCTCGACAGATGCGCCTCATCGGCGATGATTAAACGAGGTGTCGGATACTCTCCGAGGTGATTCGCCTCCGTCATCACCATCGCCATCCTTGCACTGCTTCCGACCAAAGCGCCCGTCTGTTCCAGAAGCTCCCTTCTGTGAGTCAAAATCAGGACTCCATGCCCGGTTTCGGAGGCAAGCTTTGCGATGATGTATGATTTACCCGCTCCGCATGGAGCGACTGCTAAAATGCGCTTTGAACCTTTTCTGGCAGAGGCGATGATCTTGTCATACAGATCTTGCTGATAATCTCTGAGAATTACCACGGAACATCACTGGTCTGAATCGGGGTGAATCCGTCATTCTTCGGCTGAGAGCCTGACGGCTCGCTCCAAGCGGGCAGCTTGTTCTGCGCTTCCTTATTCAGGAAGTAATGAACCTTCGCGGATACGTTTCCGTTGTACTGCTCGTGTTTGACCTTAGCACCGCCTACCTTGCCGACCCATCCGTTGAAGTGATTAAGGTCATAATCGGTGATGCCGAAGGACTTGAAGAAATCGCCGAGCTTCTGATTCGTGATCTTGCGGTTATCGGGGTCGAGCACGATGTAGTACCACAGCTTGGAGTTCTTTCCGCTGACATCGAGCGTCAGTTCGAATCCCTCCTTGCCTGACTTGAATACCTTCTCGATGACCTCCGCGACACGGACACGATAGTTGCCTTCGGGAAGAATCTCAAAAGAGCCTTTCTCCTCGTACTCGTTGGGGTTAAAAGTGAAATCTGCGTAATTGCTCATTACTTGTTATCCTTTCTCTCAAAGATTTTTTCGGGTTCGATGTCGACACGGCATGCGATTTGGTCTTTCGCCATCAGTGTCGGAGCACCTTCGGAATGGAACATGTAGTCCCCTTTGGCGTTCTTGTAGCAGTACGCTACCACGTTCATCAGTCCGCACACGTTATCGAGAATCTTGTACGGCAGCTTAGGCTGAAGTCTCTGCTTCTTCTCGCCGTTCGTGTCGGTGAATTCCATCGTATCCGTCCATGCGGTGAAGATGGTGTCAACATCAGCCATCGTGGACTTGCGGGTCAGCATCTTGATGTGCTGATACACGTACTGGTATGCCTGTCGGACATCCTTAGTCTGAGGCGATAATTCGAGAATCCACATGTCGAAGAGATCGCTCAGGTTGTCGAGGATGATGTTGTCGTACTTCTTCGAATCGATGGCATCCTCGTACCCCTTCACGAAATCTTCCGATGTTCCCACCGGGAGAATGTCGAGATTCTTCCGAGGGAAATTCTGAAGTACAACATAAGAGTTATCGGTACAGATGAGAAGGTTTCGGCCTCTCGACCTTGTGGCAACCCTCGTTGAGTTGACCGTCTTTCCTCCTCCTGACGGTGCGAAAATTAATGCGTTCACGTAAACACCCCTTTCATTCTTTTCAGTTCTTCTTTGGATTTTCCCAGTTCTGGGGCTTGAATCGGCTCGACAAGCTGTGTGGTCATTGCGCAATAATCGCAGTCCTCACAACGCTCCGCTTCGATTTCGCCCTTCTTGATCTTGTCGAAATATTGGACACGTGTCCGATATTCCATGATTTTGTCCGTGAGCTGTTCCTGCGGGATCTCGACCACAGCCACTCTCGGATATTCGTGCTTCGTGACCATCACGAGGTAGAATGGCAGCCGTTTGCCGGTCTTCTGAAACACCACTTCCTGATACACCGCACCTTGCATGTCGTAACCGTAGTAATCGATGATGTTCTGGAAGAGATTCGGAGACTTGAAATCCCGAACGTACTTCAGGTCGGCGATGAACTCGCCTTCCTTGTAGCTGTCCATCCGAATCAGCGTGTTCACACCCTCGATCTCGGCTTCCATTTCGACCTGATGCTCGCCTGACAGCAGATGCATCATGAGGGGCTGCTTCTTCACCGCTTCCACCGCATAATCCGCTTTCAGCACCCATGCGTATGGTTCGCCGTTCCGTTTGAACAGCTCTCTGCTGTTTTCCTCGATGTAGCTTTCAGGATCTCCCGTCAGCATCGCATCCACATACCGTCCTGCCATGAGGGCTTCGGTATCATCGTCAGTCCACTCGCCTCTGAGCCTCGCCATCTGGCAAGCCGGACATTTGCAAAAGTTTTTGTACTGGGACACGCTCATGTGTTCCCATGATTTTCCTTTAGTCATCAGACCTCCATGCAGTTCTCCTGAATTTCTCCATACATGACTCGCAGACACGGACATCCTCGAACACGAAGTAATAATCATCACCCTCGTAGATGGGTTCTTCGCACACCTCGCACTCGAATATCACCTCAGGCTCGTCATCATCAGGACTCAGGTACTTGTTCTCCAATGCGTTTAAGATTTCTTGTTCCATGTCTTCTTCCCCATTCTGAAGCTGATCATGCTCTTCTCAGCCCGGTATGTTTTCGACCGCTCATCCTGTCGGATGACCTCCCATGTCTCAGGATGCTTGTCGAGCTTCGTCATGACCGTTCGCTGTGAGGTATAAACCTCGACATAATCGCTTCCGTCATCCATCGTGATGACCGTCTCACGTTCGCTCGGTGACAGGTTCATTTCCAAAATACTCCGTAACGTTGATGATCTTGATGTCCTTCTTACGTGCTACCGTTTCACCGATTCGGATGAACTTATCGTCCGGCACGGAGTCGATTTTCTTGTAGATCTCCTCGGCGGTCAGTCGCGAATCCGCGCCCGTCTCGATGCACTCGGAGAAGGAGGTGTTGTCAAACAGCATCACTGTTGTCAGAAGAAATCTTCTCATTCTTAAGCTCCTCCTCGAAATCGTCCCCAAGCTGCCACGTGTCGATGACATCTCCCCACGCGAGGCATTCGATCATAGACTCGTGATGACCCTTCGATGTGTTGAATCCGTGCTCAACGGTATAATCCATGCGCGGGTAGAAAATTCCACTCACGGTAATCGCTGAGTAAATCCCATCCTCGGTCGGCATCTGTTCGCTCGTAAGCACCATGGTCGTGCTCATCATGATTTCCCGTCCCCTGATCGCATATCCCATGTCAGTTCTCCTTTCCGTACAACAAGTCATACTTCCGAGAAATGTACATCGCGTGAGCATAGGACTCTTTCTCGGTGGACTTTCTGCTCGGATACGTAGCAAGAAGCTCTCGCGAGCATTCGGCTGCTTTCCGCTTGAAAGCCATTACCATCTCGTAGTCACCCATCGCATTGGCTGCGTACATCGCGCCCGCCATGCCGTACACCTTGCGTCTGATCTTTTCCCTTTCCCGTTCAATTCTTTTGCGCTCGGAAGTTTTCATTGTTGTCACCTCATTTATTTATTTGTAAATTTTTGCGGGATTCGTTCATTGCCGTCTCGATGAGTTCCCGTTCCTCATCGGCGTTTAATCCCAATGCACTGGAGATAGCGATGATGTTAGCCATCTTCAGCATCTGCGGACTGAGCATCCATCTCCTTAAGGCGGTTCGCGAAACGTTCAGCTTTTCGCAGACTTTGCCCAGTGAGATGGATTTCTCGGTCGTAAGTGATCGAATCAGCGCTCTTGTCGATCTCACGCTTAAACCCCCTCAGATTTTTAATCTCGGAATCGATGTGTGTTCGGAGTGACGCAAGCCGGACAAGGTTGTCATGGTTAAACTGTTCCATGATGGTTTTCGGAGAATAGTAATTTCCGAGTTCCATCGTGATCGTTCCGACCTTAACGAACCCTGGTCTGAAGTCGTCCCCCTCGAAGATGTGCAACTGTCCGAGGCAGAAGTACACTCCGTACGTTTTCGGCTGTTGCAACATACGTTACTCCTTCAGGAGAGTGCTGACGGCTACGTTCAAAACGGCTGCCACCGCCTTGACGCTTTTAACCGAAGGCTCAGACACTTTCCACTTGCTGATCGTTCCGTTTCCAAGTCCGGCTCTGATTTCAACCTGACGAAGACTCAGACCGCGCTTCTCTGCGTAAGCGACCACGTTTTCGTAAATAATTTTTCCCACCTCCTCTGCTGAAATAATGATTTTCCAATTGACGAGGTGCTGAAAGTAATCTATAATCTAATTGACTGGATCAGATAACATAGACTGCTTTCAGCATCGCCCTTGGGCTTGTTGATTTTCATCTACAAGCATCATTATAAGCGATGCCATTCAGCGTGTCAAGTACAACTGTTGAAAAAATTCAGCGTTTTTGGTAAAAAATTGCTGAACCAAATCAGAGGAGGCTTGAAATGGCATTTTATGATGTTGTAAAATCGCTTTGCGACAAAAAAGGAATCTCCATCAGGAAGCTTGAACGAGAAATCGGTGCGAGCAATGGGTCGATTTCGCATTCCAAAAACGGAGTTAAGCCAAACGCTGAACGCATTCAGCAAATTGCTGAATATTTTCAAGTACCTATCGATTATCTGCTTACCGGCGTGATGCCTGAACCCGAAGACGGTTATTATCGGAACGATCAGACAAAAGAAATCGCCCAATTCCTCTTCGACAATCCTGAATACGGTGTCCTCTTTGACGCAGCCAAGGATGTCCGTCCCGAAGACATCCAACTTGTCATTCGTATGATTAAAGGAGTTAACAGCACTAATGACAATTCTTACACGGGTTGTTGACCTTCCGTCACGAGTGTACGGATACATCTATAAGGTAAAGCCTGAACCCGACACCTACATCATCTTCCTAAACGCTCATCTTACACATGAACGCCAGAAGCATGTCTATGCGCATGAGTACACGCACATCCTGAACGGAGACTTCGACCGAGAGTCAGCTTCCGTGCAAGGTGTCGAGACATACGCTCACATGGTGACTGAGGAGACCTATCATTTATTGGAGGAAAGAAATGCCGACAGCGCATAAAACCAAATCCGGCTCATGGCAAGTGAGAACCAGGGTAGGCGGTGTTCAGAAATCTTTCACCGCAAAAACAAAGAGAGAGGCTGAGCTTAAAGCCGTTCTTTATAAGAACGAAACCTTATCCTCTCTCACTATGGGTCAAGCGATCGACTCATATATCAAATCAAAAACTAACGTGCTCTCGCCCTCATCCATCCGAGGATATCGTGTGATCGAGCGCAACTACATCGATGACAAAACAAAACGCATTCGAGTATCGGATATCACTAATATCCAACTACAGGAATGCGTTAATCTTTGCGCGGAGCATCACTCTCCGAAAACCACAGCCAATACCAAGGGACTCCTGACAGCAGTTCTTCGGATGTATCGTCCCGAATTCAAACCGCTGATCACTCTCCCCGCCAAGCAGCTTAATTTGATCATTATCCCATCAAATGAGCAAATTTTAATGATAATTGATCAAATTGAAAATACACCGTTGGAGATCCCTGTTTTACTGGCAGCGTTCGGATCTCTCCGCGCATCCGAGGTTTGTGCGCTGAAAAAGGACTGCATCTTCGAAGACCATATCTCCGTCAGGCGGTCGGTGGTACTGAATGAGAAAAATGAGTACATAACAAAAAACACCCCGAAATCCTATGCGGGATATCGGGATGTGTATCTACCGAAAGACATCATGGTCAAGCTCCAAGGCATCGAGCGGGCTACGACCTATAACCCATCCTCGCTGACCATCGCCTTCAGGAAGGTCATCAAGAAACTCGGTCTGCCTGAGGGGATTCATTTCCATAGCCTCAGGCACTACTTTGCCACCTTCTGTCATGCACAAGGGATTCCTGACAAGTACATCATGAAGATTGGAGGATGGAACAACATCGATGTGCTGAATAAGATTTATCAGCACACAACACCGGCTAAGGAGGAAGCTGTTTCTGCTCAGATCAATGATTTTTACGAGAATCTCAAAAAATAAAGTGTGCATATTTTGTGCATCTCGGAAATAAAAAAATCCCTGAAACCCGCATAAATAAAGGGTCTCAGGGAATGCAGATGAAGGGACTCGAACCCCTTTCCTGATTGCAACACACCGTTTCAATAATGTACGAAAACCGCTTAAAATAAGGGTTTTCAGGACATCGGGTGTTCGCTGAACGAACACTTTTGAACGCCTCTTTTTCACAAAGTGTGCATTTTTGTGCATCTGAATGTGTAAATAATTACACATATGAAAAACGACCCACTGGCACGGGTCGCTTTTCACAGTTTTAGCACGAAAGGAAAATCCATAGGGGGGACGGAGGTGCTTCCTTCCTTTATAATAACACACTTGCGGAAAAGCGAAACAGCTTCGAGATGTTACTCTATTCTATCACGCCTTCTTGACAAGTACAAGATTGGAAACCTTGACAGCAGCCACAACCACACCGCTATACGAGATGACTGCGCGGTCACCATCGAGTTCGGTTACGACATGGTTGCGATGGTATACAAAGTCTGCCAGAAATCTTCCGTTGTAGTCCCTTGCGTTCTCCACAAGCCGGACAGTATCACCGACCGCGATGGTCGTTGCAGATGCATTGACACGCTTGCCTCCCGCCGTGGTCACGAAGGTGGAGAACCCATGGTGCTTCATCTGATTCGCGAAGGTCTCAGCACGAACCATCGTGGAGAATGCTCCAACCTGAACCTTATACAATCCATCGTAGGACACGATGAAGGCATCGGATACATAGGTCTTTGCCTGAGCAAGCAAGCGTTCGGCATTCTCAAGCGAACGGAAAGCACCGAGCTGAACTCTGTACAGAGTGACGGGTTCAGGAGTTGTGGTCGAAGATCCTGACAAGCGTTTGTTCACTTCCGCAGCAATAGCGGGGAATTTGGACTGCAGATACGGGCCAGGGCAAACTGTGGCGGTGAACATGTTGTGTCTCGTGAGGTTACCCTTGGTATCTCCCGTGTAGTTGAGAGCCTGAATCCCGTTCCGCTCACAAATATCGACACACAAATCGATCAGCTTGGCATAGCACTTATCCGAGATAGGCCAGTCAGGGTTGCCCGCAGAGTTCGCGCACTCGATCGTAATACTTACGTTATCGTTTGAAGACGAACTGGAACACCAGCTGCGTTTTGACTCATCGACATAGAGGGCTACCTTGCCCTCGCTGTCAATGCCGTAATTTGCACTCGCGTAAGAGTTCGGGTCTGCAAATCTCGCCCCCACGCCCTCAAGAGAGCCATTCACGACCGCCATGTGGTGGATCGTGATCTTGCTGATCGGCGCGGTGCGCGGACTGCAGTTGGGCGAGAGGCGGGTGTATTCGACGTATTTGGAATTGCTCATGTTAAAGTACCTCCATTAAGAAGCGTGTTCGATGATGGTCAGCGTGATGGTGAGGGGATCTGGCTTAGGTTCTCCAAGACGCACAACAGCAGTACCGCCAACTTCGGTAGCATACGCTATTCCAAGTCCATCCATTGACGGATTTCCATTGTTCGCCAAAACAACATCGGAATTGAATGCTCTTCCATCAATACCTTCCATCGTGTATTCCGTGTCATCAATAATGACTGTGTAGTTCTTACCGATCTCAATCAAAGCGGATTCACTTAACAGCGTATAGCCTGTGTTTGCGTTAATCGTAACCTGCTGTTCAGGAAATACAACAACATCAGTTACAGGTCACGTTCCAGAACCACCGATCTCACGGAAGACTTCGTTCTCCTCGTCATAGCAGTAATACTTACTGGTATCGAGATGATAGATCAAAGATCCATTCGACAGGTCATCCGTTTCAACTGTATCCGTTGACAATGCCACGATTTCTCTGTAGCACCTGTTTGCCGTTAACCATAAAGATTCGTTAATTGTTACCATGGGTTACCTCCTTATTCAGCGGATGCGATTTTGATTGTAACCGCAGGAGTTACGTTCGAATCGATTTGTTCAATATAAAGAACCGCTGTCTTATACGTAGACCCAGTATTCGGGCCATACAACTCAACCTCGCAACCTGATTTTGAAGGAATTGTGATATTTGTGGAACCCTGCCACGAAAGCATCAGCATTCCCATGGTCATTTTGGTCGCCATATTTGTGTCTTCTGTAAAAAGATTAACGGTTGCGGCGCTCCCGGGGGAAATCTGATCTGACCTTCGTTCAAATCGTGCGACAACACTCCACGGATATACGCTCAGGATTCTGTATCTTGAAACATGAATACTACTCACAACGCTATCAGCGCTAAGAGTAATAGTAGCTGTCTTGTACGTTGGCGTTTCTGTCGGGACATTCACATTAGCGGATGCATATTCAGTAACATCATATTTCCCATTTTTCGTGATGCCCAGCGTTCCTGTAGACGGATTCGGGACATTCACATTAGCGGATGCATAATTCGTTACATCATATTCCCCATTTTCCGTGATACTCAGCGTTCCCGTGGACGAAGTCGGGACATTTACGTTTGCTGATGCATAATTCGTTACATCATGGGTTCCATTCGCTGTGATGGAGATCGACCCTTCAGGGGTAGTTCCACCCTTGCCCATTAAGTCAAAAACATTCATGGTTTTACCTCCTCTTAGTTGGGTAACGGGACACCGATAACTAAGCCAGCAACTGAACCGTATTTGGATGGGATATATAAGTAGCACCCAACTGGTGCACCAGTATTATGCAAAATCGAATACGGTTCAGTTGCAGACTCCGTGCCATCGTAATATATGATGGTTCCATAATAAGTGTCGCCTGTTTTTGTGTACGTAAAATCAAAAGTGGGTGTCCCATTATCGTCATAAATAGCATCCGATACCATTCCAAAGTTGGCATTGCTAAACTTAGCATCAACGGATTCCCCCACGTATTCAGACGGGTCTGTAATGACGGCGCTGATGTAATTCAACGGCTCAATGGTATGGCTGAGGTATTTAGTCGTTGCACCAAGACTTTCGATCTTTATCGTGTAATCTCCATCCTGCGTTGCGTATACACAAGTCGCTCCAGCATCAACGTAAAACCCTACGCCACCGAACTCTAGGTTACCGTCAAAACCCAAGAGATATGCACCACTACCGTCATTACACCCAATCGTGTCATACTCCGTTCCGCCAACAGTTACGATATATTCTACGCCAACATCAAATAATGCTTCCTCGGCAATCATCGACTTCTCGTCATTGATCGTCACCGTCTGCTCCTCGAATACCACCGTCCGTGTCGGTTCAGTTGCAGGCCATGTTCCGCTTCCACCCACTTCTCTGAATACCTGAGCGGTTTCATCAAAACAGTAATACTTACTGGTGTCCATGATGTAAATCATAGAACCGTTCGCCATGCCTGCTACATCTACCGTGTCAGCATTCAGCGCAACTAACTCCCGATAGCACTTGTCAACGGTAAGCCATCTTTCCTTCAATACAGTTACCATTATTTTTCCTCCTCTTCTACTTCAGGAAGTCCCGTGGCGATACTCGTCAACAAGGACAGAATCGCCGCGAGACCTGATGCGCTCAAGACGGCAAGCCAGTTGACTTGCTCCATGAGCGCGGTCGTTCCGATCATGGCGATGGCGGTCTGCGCGAGCGTCTTGACCGCGCGGATGAGTGCCGCCTTCCAAAAGTTTGGTAGCTTGATTCGTGCCATTGTTATGCTCCTTTCTTTTCCAAATCCTCGATGCGGTGATTAGCCACACGGATTCTTTCGTCCGTAACCTCAGCCCTCTCCTCCAAGCGGTAAACTCTGTCAATCACTTGGTTGTGGCGGTTGACAGCCGCCTCGAGTTGCTGAAGCCGATAGCTGATAAGTGCCTGATTTTTCCTGTTAGCGTAATAAACGCCAAGGAAGCTTCCGAGTGCGGTGACGACCGCCACGATGATTGATGTCCAGTCCATTGTGTCACCGCCTTACCATAATTTCGTGATATTCAGATATCCTGTCACGTTCATCGCCTCACCTGAGTCCTGATAGGCTCGGAAGGTGATGGTCTGCGTTGTCGAATATCTGAGAACCTTTGTGATCGACAAAATGGTGTAGTCTGATGCCACCGCCGCGCTGTTTACTCTTCGCGCGTATGTGCCTAATGCATCGTCCATGATTTCGAGTTCTCGGTTGCCTGTTGCATTTCGCGGAAAATGGGCGTTAAAACTTACCTCATACGTGCCGGGGCTAAATACATGGTTGAAGATTGGTAGCCATCCATTGGAGATGGTAACCGTGTTTGACGTGTTTTCTGGGTTCGTATGATTCGGGTTG